GCGAACCGAAGCCCAACAAGAAAGCACCGGCCTGTCCGAAGTGGCTGGAGCCGGAAGCAAAGAAAGAGTGGCGTAGACTTGCCAAACAGATGGAAGCCATCGGCATCCTGACCGAAGTGGACATGGCGGCCTTTGCCGGTTACTGTCAGGCGTATGCCCGATGGAAGGAGGCAGAGGAGTTCATCACCCAGCACGGCACTATCGTCAAGACCCCGTCCGGGTACTGGCAGCAGGTGCCGCAGGTGTCCATCGCCCAGACCTATCTGAAGATCATGAACAAGTTTGCAGAGCAGTTCGGTCTGACCCCGTCCTCCCGAAGCCGGATCATTGCTTCGGACGGCGGTCCTGCGGATGCAGCTGATGAGATGGAGAATCTGCTGGGAGGAGGTGGAAGCTGATGGCAGAGTGCAGACCCCAAAACTATCCGAAACTGAAGGACTACAAACCCAGCCGGTTCATGCTTCCGACCTGCCATTACGATGCCGCAAAAGCAGACCGGGCAGTGACTTTTATCGAAAACCTGCGTCATACCAAAGGCAAGTGGGCGGGCAAGCGGTTCTGGCTGCTTCCTTGGCAGGAGCAGATCATCCGGGATGTGTTCGGCATCGTGGATGAAAAGGGAAACCGTCAGTTTCGCACGGCTTATGTCGAAATAGGTAAGAAGAACGGCAAGTCCGAACTTGCCGCTGCGGTGGCTCTGTATCTGCTTTTTGCCGATAATGAGCCATCTGCCGAAGTCTATGGTGCGGCGGCTGACCGCCAGCAGGCATCCATTGTTTTTGATGTTGCCCACCAAATGGTGCAGATGACCCCGGCACTTTTGAAACGGTGCAAGATCATGGCAGCCACCAAGCGCATCGTGAACTACGGGAACGCAGGATTTTATCAGGTTCTGTCTGCCGAAGTTGGTACGAAGCACGGTCTGAACGTGTCAGGTCTGGTGCTGGATGAGGTTCATGCCCAGCCAAACCGAAAACTCTACGATGTCCTTACCAAAGGTTCCGGTGATGCCCGTGAGCAGCCGTTGTTCTTCCTGATCACCACGGCCGGCACGGACAAGGAGAGCATCTGCTACGAGCTCCACATGAAAGCCCTTGACCTGCTGGCTGGACGTAAGATCGACCACACCTTTTATCCTGTGGTCTATGGACTGACAGATGAGGATGACTGGCATGATGAAGCCAACTGGTATAAGGCAAATCCCTCATTGGGGCAGACCATTCAGATCCAGCGTGTCCGGGATGCATATCAGGAAGCACTGGATAACCCGGCAGAGGAGAATGTGTTCAAGCAACTTCGTCTGAACATGTGGGTGTCCTCGCTGACCCGGTTTATCCCGGAACACATCTATGACCTCGGCAATCAGCCAATCGATATGGAAGCACTTAAAGGCCGTGACTGTTATGGAGGACTGGACTTGTCCAGCACTGGAGACATCACGGCTTTTGTGCTGATGTTCCCGCCCAGAGTTCCAGAGGAGAAGTACATCATGCTTCCGTTTTTCTGGATACCGGAGGATACGATCCCCCAGCGGGTGCGCAGGGCATCCGTTCCGTATGATGTCTGGTATCAGCAGGGCTACCTGATGGCGACAGAAGGCAATGTCATCCACTACGGATTTATTGAAAAGGTCATCGAGGAACTAGGCAAGACCTACCATATTTTAGAGATTGCCTTTGACCGATGGGGAGCCGTGCAGATGACCCAGAACCTTGAGGGGATGGGATTCACAGTCGTTCCTTTCGGTCAGGGCTTTAAAGATATGAGCCCGCCTACCAAGGAGTTCTACAAGCTCCTGATGGAAGGCAGGATCATCCACGGCGGCAATCCGGTTATGGCATGGATGGCGGGGAATGTGGTCGTGGATACCGACCCGGCTGGCAACATCAAGCCGACCAAGGCGAAGTCGCCGGAGAAAATCGATGGTATCGTCGCTGCGATCATGGCACTGGACCGCTGCATCCGAAATGAAGGTCAGCAGCAGGGAAGCGTCTACGACGAACGTGACATGATCGTTTTTTGATATGAAGATTTGGAGGAAAACACAATGAAGTATCTGATGAGTGCAGAATGGTGGAAGGCAGCCGGCATCCGTGCTGCAAAGACGATGTTCCAGACTGGTGCGGCTCTGGTCGTGACACAGATGCCCGGCGGCACTGTGGACTGGGTTGCAGTTGGCAGCGCGGCTATTGTGGCAGGTGTTGCGTCCTTTGGTACCAGCCTTGCCGGTCTGCCAGAACTGGAGAAACAGTAAAAAAGACAAAAGAAAAAAGAGCCCGACGCATCAGGCTCTTTCAAGGTGTTGTCCGAAGACGACCACCGCAATTCATAGCTATAATATACCACATGGGGAGAAATTATGCAAGAGGTTTTAAGAATTGCTGATGAAATTTTGAAGCTGGTTTAAGTGTGCGCGCTGCTGAGTTCCCAAAATCTGATTGCAAATGTTGGGCGAAATCTGAGTTCTTAATAAGTCTGTGCAATCAATAAAGGAACTCACAAATTGCTTACAGGCCGTTTTGGTTTCTCCCATCTTTCGTAATATGTAAGTAATCAGGATTATGTAGGCGTCAATGTATTTGAAGTCAAGACCTGTAATGCCTACTTCTGTTTCAAGAAGCGAAATAAGGCGTTTGTTTATTGTACTTGTCTGAAAACGAGTATCAAAGATGGTGTTGTTATGTGCAACAGCGTTTCGTAAATCTTTGACAGCGTAAATCATGTATTCGGTGATTTTTCCATCTGAATCCAGATTGCTTGGCAAGTGAAGTATGCTCGAAGTCTTCAATTTGACATTTGCATTTGAGCAGGCGAAAAAAGTACCAAACTCTCCCAACGTCAGTGATTCAAAAACAGCCCAAATAGGAATTGGGCGGTCAGTATCAAAGAAATGGTTGACAGTTTGCTTCTGATTTGAGTAATCACGCAAAAGTGCATTATTGATTTTTCCCTTGAGGGTCATCCGCTTTGCATATTGCTTGTGGTACTGTTGGCTTCCAGGAGCGTAGGACTGATAAGCAGTAATGGATTTATTGAAAACGACATCGAGATTTTCTGATTTGCTATCTTGAAGCACGGCTTCAATCACATAACTTTTCAGTGCGTTTTCAATGAACATTACTTTTGGATAAATCAAAGTCTTCAACTGCATATCAAATTTATTTAACGCTATGACTTCATCAAGCGATGAAAAAGGAATACGTTGGTTTGGCGTGCGGATGAAGCGGTATCCTTTGTATCCATGATAGTAGCCAATGTTTCGTAGTGATTGAGCCTGATTGCTTTTAACAGAAATCTGGTGATGATTTCTCAAATATTTCATAAGCTGATTGATTGACAGCATATTTTGTCCTCCTGGGTAAAAATATGTCTATATTATAGCACTGTTGAGAAATATATGGAAGATACGAAAAAACAGAAAGGGGAATAAATATTATGGGATTCTGGGAATGGATGGGATTTGAGAACCCAAGGGATTCTCCCAAAACAGAACAGCCAAAAGAAGGTCTGCCGCAGGTCACGGATAATGTCCGCGATTCCGGGCAGACCTTTGTGTTTGGCCGTTCCAATGCCGGGGAGCAGGTGGATGAGAAAGCCGCTATGCAGATCCCGACTGTGTATGCCTGTGTCCGTCTGCTGGCGGAGTCCATTGCGGCACTGCCGCTGCATCTCTACCGGGTGACAGACGATAATGGAAACAAGGAAAAGGCGCGGAATCATCCGCTGTACAAGATTTTATATCGCCAGCCAAACCCGGAGATGACATCCTTTGTTTTCTGGGAAACGCTGATGACTCACTTGCTTCTCTGGGGCAACGCCTACGCACAGATCGTCCGGGATGGCAAGAACACGGTGCTTGGTCTTTATCCGCTTTTGCCGGAAAATGTCGAAGTCGACCGAGATGAGAGTGGCGAGCTCTACTATATCTACCACGCATACACGGATGAAGTTCCGGGAGAGCAGAATAAGGATATCTACTTTCGCCGGGACGAGATCTTCCATGTGCCGGGTCTGGGCTTCAATGGTCTGATTGGTTTCTCACCGATTGCCATGATGAAGAACAGTCTCGGTACTTCCATTGCGGTAGATAAATACGGTTCCTCTTTCTTCAAGAACGGCGCGCAGCCCAGTGGTGTACTGGAACATCCCGGCGTTGTGAAAGATCCGAACCGTATCCGGGATAGCTGGGAAGCGGCTTACGGTGGTGCAGCCAATGCCCATCGTGTGGCTGTGCTGGAAGAGGGCATGGCCTACAAACCAATCTCCCTGCCACCGGAGGACAGCCAATTCCTCGAAACAAAGCAGTTCTCGGTCACAGAGATCTGCCGTATCTTCCGTGTGCCTCCGCATCTGGTAGCCGATCTGTCCAGGGCAACCTTCTCCAACATTGAATACCAGTCGCTGAACTTCGTGATGCACTCCCTGACCCCGTGGCTTGTCCGCATCGAGCAGGGCATCATCAAGGATCTGCTGCTGGAAGAGGAGCAGGATACCTACTTCCCGAAATTCAATGTGGACGGTCTGCTCCGTGGCGACTACCAGAGCCGGATGAACGGCTATGCGACCGGCATCAGCAACGGCTTCCTCTCTCCGAATGATGTGCATCGTCTGGAGAACATGGATCTCATCCCAGCAGAGGAGGACGGTGACGACTACTACCTGAACGGCGGCTATGTGAAGCTGAAAGATGCAGGAGTGGCACAGCAGAATAAAGCTGCCGCAGTCCAGCAGAATCAGCCGAAACAGACACAGCCCGACCCGGAAGAAGAACCTGACAGCGATAACCGGCTGAGTGAGAGTAAGCCACGGAAAAATGGAAGGAGAACCCGATGAAGAAATTCTGGAACTGGATCAAAAACAGTGACGATACCAGAATCCTCCGGCTGGAAGGCCCCATCGATGAGGAATCATTCTGGGGCGATGAAATCACGCCGCAGATGTTCCGGGATGAGCTGGAATCCGGTGTGGGGGATGTGACCGTCTGGATCAACTCTCCGGGCGGCAATGTGTTCGCCGCTGCTGAGATCTATACCATGCTTAAGGACTACAAGGGCAGCATCACGGTCAAGATCGATGCGATTGCGGCATCTGCTGCATCCGTTGTGGCGATGGCCGGTGATACTGTTCAGATGAGTCCCGTTGCCATGCTGATGATCCATGACCCCAGCACCGTTGCAATGGGCAATACCAAGGATATGGAAAAGGCCATCGAGGTGCTGACTGAAGTCAAGGAGAGCATCATCAATGCCTACGCAGCGAAGAGCGGACTCAGCCACGCCCGTATTGCCAACCTCATGAGCAATGAGACCTGGATGAATGCGAAGAAGGCGGTGGAGCTGGGCTTCGCAGACGAGATCCTCTTTGCAAAGAAAGAGGAAGAGCCGGACAGTGATCCAGCAGATCCGGAGAATCCGGAAGAAGACCCCGACAGTGAACCGGGCGAGGGCGAAGAAAAGAAGCCGTTCCAGAAGGATACGGCAGGGCACCTTTTCTCCAGCCGTCAGATGGATCTAATCGTCCTGAACCGTCTGGGTGTGAAACCGGAAGATGTGGGTCAGAAACACACTGAGCCGAAGGCACCGCCTGCTGCCCCGAAACCGTCCGCAGAGCCGACCCCTCCGGCAGAGCCGTCCGCTAATCCGGGACCTGTCCTTGACATGGACGGCAAGACCGAGGATGGCAGTATCCCCTACAATATCCTGATGAAGCAGCTTGAGTGTATGAAGTGATGTGCATTCAGGCTGTTTTTCATATCACCACAAATCAATCTATGGAGGAAAAACACTATGAGTAAGATTCTGGAACTGCGCACCAAGCGCAACACTCTCTGGGAGCAGACCAAGGACTTTCTGGAGAAGAACCGCGGCGAGAACGGTCTGGTAAAGGCTGAGGCCGTGGAGCAGTATAACAAGATGGCACAGGAGGTCAAGGATCTGGGTGCTGAGATCGAGCGTCTGGAGCAGCAGGCACAGATCGAGGCACAGCTGTCCGCACCGACTTCCAGTCCTGTCCACGCTGACCCGAAGAACGGTGCCAAGAAGGATGTCAAGCCGACTGCCACTGCCGAGTATGCCGAGAACTTCTGGAACATGATCCGCAACCGCGGCCATTACGGCGAGGTCCGCAATGCCCTGTCTGTGGGTGAGGACACCGAGGGTGGCTTTACCGTTCCCGATGAGTTCGAGAAGAAGCTGGTGGAGGCACTGGAGGAGAATAACATCTTCCGTGGTCTGGCGACCGTCATCCGCACCAGCTCCGGCACCCGTAAGATTCCCATCGCGGAGGATACCGGTGAGGCAAGCTGGATCGATGAGGGTGAGGAGATCCCGGAGAGCGATACCACCTTCGGTCAGACCATGCTGTCTGCGTACAAGCTGGGCACTATGATCAAGATCTCCAATGAGCTGCTGAACGATTCCGCATTCGACCTTGCCACCTATATTGCCCGCCGTTTCGGTGTGCGTATGGGCAACGCAGAGGAGCGCGCCTTTATCACCGGTGACGGTGTGGGCAAGCCTCTGGGTCTGCTGGCTGAGACCGGCGGTGCCAAGGTCGGTGTGACCGCTGCCCAGAAGGACGCCGTTACCTTCGATGAGATCTTCAAGCTCTACTACGCACTGAAGGCTCCGTACCGCAAGAAGGCACAGTTCCTCTGCAACGAAGCCCTGGTGCTGCAGCTGATGACCATCAAGGACAACAACGGCAACTATATCTGGAAGCCGGGTCTGGAGATCGGCAAGCCTGATACCCTGCTGAACCGTCCGCTGAAGACTTCTGCCTTCATGCCGGAGATCAAGGGTGGCAGCAAGGTCATGGCTTTCGGTGATTACAGCTACTACTGGGTGGCTGACCGCCAGAACCGCACCTTCCGCCGTCTGAACGAGCTGTATGCCCGTACTGATCAGGTCGGCTTCCTGACCACCCAGCGTGTGGATGGCAAGCTGATTCTGCCCGAAGCCGTACAGCTTCTGCAGATGGCACCGCAAGGCTAAGAAAGCCAGGAAAGGAGGAGCCGGTTATGGCACTGATCCCGCTTTACGAAGCGAAGACCTATCTCCGCGTGGACAGCAGCGATGAGGATGCCCTGATCGGCATCCTTTTATCTTCTGCGGAGCAGATGTGTAAGGATGTGGGCCGTTTATCGGAAGACCAGTGGGAGGCAGTCAATGCCGCTGACCGGGATGTCGAGAACGGAGTACAGCCTACAAGGGAACTGGAAGCCCTGCGCAGCACCTGCCGTGTGGCGATTCTGTATGCGCTGGGGTATCTCTATGAGCACCGGGACGAAGCTGACCATAAACAGCTGATGCTGACGCTTCGTTCCA